CGCAGAGGTATCAGCAGGAGTAAGACTTTCTTCACACGAAAAGTTATGTGCAGAAAGAATGAAACATATTCAGGAAAGTATCAAAGAGTTAAGTAAAGAAGTTAAATCATTAAGAACTGAAGTATCAAAAGGTAAAGGTGCAATTTCTGTATTAGTATTTTTAGGTACAGTTGTTGCAGGTATAATTGGTTTCTTTCAGTTTAAGTGAAATATTTATTAATACTTTATATGTGTAGTTTAAATACTGCACAATGCCCGTCTAGTTCTGTATCAGGTTATCAATTCAATAGTCATTACGATTGTATCAACGCAGGTTATGCAATTGCACAAAAGACATTTAGAAACCTACACGAATTAGAAGAATGGGATAGTGAATACATTAATCAAAATAAAATAGTAATTAAATTTGAATGTAAAGAAATAGGTTCAGTATGAAGATAAATTCTGAAACAAATTTAAGTTTACCTATTAGGAACTTAGTCGCTCTAGTTTTTGCAATTTGTTCGGGCTTGTGGGCTTATTTTGGAATTGTTGAAAGATTAAATAACCTAGAAACTTCTAAACAACTTATGGAAGCTGACCTTTTAAAGAAGGCAGAACAAACACCTAAAAATTTAGAAATGCTGATGTTGATAGAACATAACGCAGGAATTTTAGAAAAACACCAAAAGCAATTAGACGACAATATTCATACTAAAGTTTTATTAATGGAAGCAGAAAAGAAAATTAACAAATTACAAGAAGACGTAGAAAAATTAATTAGAAATGGGAGTGGACACTAATGGTTGAAGTAATGGCTTTGCTTATGTTTATGGGTACAGAGCAAAAATTAGTAGAATTTACTTATATGCCGTCAGTAAAAAAATGCTTAGAGAAAAAGCGTATAGCTACTCGTAATAGTAATGCTCTTTATATATGCTCTAAAGTAAAAGCAGAATTAAGTGACGATATGAAAATATTAAAAATAGTGAGAGATTAATGAGTGATAACTTAAAAGAATTACATAACGAACTAGCTAAAGTATTATTAGATAGAGTTAAAAATCCTGACGCAAAATCAGCAGACCTTAATGTTGCTCGTCAGTTCTTAAAAGATAATAATATAGACGCAGTTCCAGTTAAGGACAGTCCATTAGAACAACTAATGAAAGAACTTCCATTCAATGAAGAAAAATCCGTCATTAAAAATTAATGACTTTAGGAATTTCTTATATCTAACTTGGAAACATTTAAGACTACCTGAACCTACGCCTATTCAGTACGATATTGCTGATTATTTACAAAGGGGTAGTCAGCGTTGCGTTATAAGTGCTTTCAGAGGAGTAGGAAAGAGTTGGATTACTGCCTGTTATGTTCTTTATAGAATTTTATTAAATCCTGATATTAACATTCTTGTTGTATCAGCTTCTAAGAATAGAGCAGATGATTTTAGTACATTTTGTTTAAGACTATTATCAGAAATGCCTATTCTAAAACATCTATACCCAAAGACTGACCAAAGACAAAGTAAGATAAGTTTTGATGTTGCAACTGCAACTGCTTCACAACAACCAACAGTAAAGTCTTTAGGTATAACTTCTCAAATTACAGGTTCTAGAGCAGACCTTGTTATTGCTGATGATGTTGAGACTTCAGGAAATACACAAACTCAGTTTATGAGAGACAAGTTATCTGAAGCTATTAAAGAATTTGAAGCAGTAGTTAAACCAAATGATTTTAGAATTATTTATTTAGGTACACCGCAAACGGAACAAAGTATTTATAACAAGTTGCAAGAGAGAGGTTATAAAATTCGTTATTGGACTGCTAGATACCCAAATGAGAAACAACTAGTATCTTATGGTTCTAATCTTGCACCAATAATTAATAATAGTTGGTCAGATGAAATGGTTGGTAAACCTACTGACCCACAAAGATTTGATGAAAAAGATTTATTAGAAAGAGAAGCAAGTTATGGTCGTATTGGCTTTAATATGCAGTATCAGCTAGATAGTTCTCTTTCTGACTTAAATAGATACCCATTAAAACTTTCTGACTTATGTGTAATGTCATTAAATAGTGACAATGCACCTGAGAAAGTAATATGGGCTAGTTCACCTGAACTTAAATTTAATGATTTACCTTGTGTGGGTTTACAAGGAGACGGTTATTTTAGACCAATGCAGATACAAGGTCAGTATATGGATTATACTGGTTCTGTAATGTCTATTGACCCGTCAGGTAAAGGAAAAGATGAAACGGCTTATGCCGTCACTAAATTCTTAAATGGAAATATATATTTGGTTGATGTTGGCGGTTTTAATAGCGGTTATTCTGAACATACTCTTTCAAGACTGGTTAAAATAGCCAAGAGAAACAAAGTAAAGAAATTATTGATTGAGGAAAACTTTGGTCAAGGAATGTTTAATGAATTACTTAAACCATACTTAATTAAAGAATATCCTTGTACGATAGAACCTATAAGACAACAATCTAATAAGCATAGACGTATATTAGACACGTTAGAACCACTTATGGCACAACACAGGATTATTGTTTCTCCTGAAGTAATTCGTAAGGATTATGAAGAAACTAACGCTCTGTACCCACAAGAGACGGCTTTAAGGTATCAGTTATTCTATCAAATAAGTAGACTGCAAAAAGGAGTTCATACTTTAGCACAAGACGATAGAATAGACGCTTTGCAGATGTCTTGTTATTATTGGGTTCAACAACTAGCAAAAGACCAAGATTTAGCGTTTCAGCATAGAAAAGACGATAAACTAAGAATGGAACTAGAGAAATACTTCGGTAGTCCTAGTCCTACTTCTTGGATTAAACTATAGAAAAGTACCCCTATTAGACAGAACATCTTCTTGTTTCTGTTAGACCGCTAACATCTACTTGTTATGTCCGACCTAAGGTTTACCAAAGTTTACTATATGGTGATAATTAGGTTGCCCTCTTGGAGAAGAAAAGAGAGAAATAATAGCTTAAATAAAAGTGAGTGTTTTTGCTGATTTTTAATTAAGTGCCACTTATGGAGTATTACTATACTGAAACTATAGTCTTACTTATTCTTTAACTTTTGTAAAAAGGAATAATAAGACAAGAACAACACCACTATAGATAAATACTATTGATTATGTACGATAACAAAGTGTTATACTTAAAGACACTATTCAAGAAGAATAAACCTGATGTAAACCTTCAGAACCTAATCAACGCAACTATTAAGGCAGGTAATCACATAGAACCGCCTAAAGAGAAACGTAAAGGTTCAATAATAGATAGCAGGAAGTTTATATTAGATAATGCAGAGGAATTTCTTTGGTATGCTATAGATTACAGTATGGCAGATAAGTTAAACAAAGAGTTGTTTGACAAATAATTTGGTACAAAAATCTGACAAGGTCACGTATATACGCAAAATTTTTTTTACCCCGTGCCACCCATTTAATTTATAAGTGGGGTATACCACTCTCCTAAAATACAAACGCAACACAAGTTGCGTAAAATAAAATGATAGTTGAGTAAATACAACAGATTACGGTAGTCTTAGGCACTAGTGTTATTCTTTTTTCAAATTTTTTAATGAGAAACTTGCTTTTAAAAATTTTCGCCTTATCTTTCTCATTATCTGTTTAAGATAATTATGAATGATAAGATACAGAACCAAGCAAGAGTACAACAGAAGCTAGAGGAAATACTTGACGACCTTTGTAGATTAACTGGTAGAGATATATTTGTAATCCTACCTGAAGATAAAGCTGAACGTATTCCATATTTAAAAAAAGAAATCATTAAGACTTTGGAGAAAGTAAATGATTAAACCAAAAGTTTCACGTGGAAATGTCAAGAAGGTTTACAAAGTTAAAGCACCACCAGTTTTTGTAGGCAGAGAAATTAAACGTAAACCAAAACAGATTGTAGCTTCACCAACTAAAACAGATACACAAGTAGATAAACTTGTAGAACAATTTTTAGCACCTGAAGCAGAAGCAAGAGGATTAACTTTAGAAGAATATAAAAAAGTTAGACAGAGAGAATTAAAAGCACAACAGAAGTACAATGAAGAACATTGGGTTTCACCTTTGTTAGACGGACAGATATTTGCAATACTTAAACAGAAAGAAACCAAACCATATATGTATATGGGTAAACCTGTATCTAAATCTAATGAATGGGTTATAGATAATTACAAACAGGGTAATAAAGGTTGGTTAGAATATAAAAAGAAACAAGCTAAAAACAAAAGTGCATTAGAAGGTATTCATATACCACCAAGTATTTTACAGTCACAAAAAGATTTAGAAAAAATAGTTAAACAAATTCAAAGTTCTGTTGAACCTTTGCGTAAATCAATGGAACAAATAAAGAAATTTGGTACACCATTAAATACTTTAGCTTTAAGTATTCTTCCACCAAATTTAAACTTACCCGAATTTCCTGAAGGTTTATTATCTGAAACAAGAAAGATAAGAAAACCTGATAATGGACTTAATTCTTATGCTTCAAGACACGACTTACAAGACGGTATTGAAGTAGCATTACATTATTTAAAGACATACAAAAATCCTGCTGAAGTAGATTATGCGGTGACTTCGTATGAAAATGCGGGTGCTTTAGCAGATAGTGTAGGTATGACACCACAGGAATTATTTAAGATAACTGCTGACCATATTAAATTAAAGAAGACAGAGTA